GTTTAAACCGTATGTCGGGTAAGCCTGATGGCAGAATACCAGTAGGACGTGTATCACAGGAAACTATCTCAAAGACCTGTGGCGTAAATGTAGTGCGTGTTAATCAGATCTTGAATGGCAAAGGCAAGTTCAAGCAAGAGATGATCGACAAGGTGTTGAAGACGGCTAGTGATCTTGGTTACGAGAAGACACACAACCCAACACAACATCACAAATCAACACTTACACAAGATAAGGCAGACAAGATTGTAGAAGGAGTAATACTCAACAAGACACTTGAGACCATAGCGAAGGAGACTGGGTTTATTGAGAGCACAGTGTTCAAGTATGTTAGAGGTGTTAAGGTTCCGCATGACTACCCAGAGACTGAAGAAGAGTGGCGCAAGGATGTTGTCGGATTCATGGAGGTTGCTATATGGAAAGGCACTAAACGTCTTGCTGAATCCTCAATGGAATTCATTGATGATCGCACTTTACCCGTAGCAATAGGAATCACTCTGGACAAATTATCCACACTGAAGGGCCAGCCTACATCAATACACCTCTCCATGACAGCCTCGGTCAACCATAGAGACCTCATGGCAGACCTAAAGGACCGTGATGTCACCCCAGTGAACGACGAGCAGACCCATGACTTGGTTTAGGTAATGGCCCGGAATGTCCTACCCCTACCACAAGTGACCACACAGAAACCACGCATTTAGGCCTGTTTATGGCAGTCAGATGCACAATAGCAGTTATATTCACTTCGACACAAAAACACGCAGCAATAGCCCGTAAACATTGGGCTAAACGCACTTTTGCCACCGTTCAAAAGGCCAATGTCCTACCCCTCCGCCAAGGCTGGCACCAAGCAGGCCAAGGCAGGATGGGGGGAGGGGGTCAGGCCATCGGCTGCAGCGCCAAAAGGCGACGGGTAAACCAAAGCGAAAAATATTAACAAATGTCCACCCCCCTCTGCCTCCTTTGCTCCAAGCCATTCGTTATCCTCAAGCACCACACCGGCCCTAAGCAGAAGCGCTTCTGCACCGAGGCGTGCAACACAGCCTGGTGGAACGAACAGCCATTGCACCCTGTTATACCCCGGGTCGACGCCGCGCACCCTCGTGCTGTCGAGTTGCGCCTTAAGCGCACCCAGCTCGTAACCTTGGAGAAGGCCGACCCATATACCTACGGCTACATCCCCGACCACTGGGAGATTGGCAACACCGAGTACGCACTCACCCAGGAGCTGTTGGTATCCGGCGGCAACCGGGCTGGTAAGACGCTGTGGGCAGCCCGGCGAGTGGTGCAGACGCTGTTGGAGAAGGAGAACGCCGCGGTACTGTGCTGTCATACGAGCCATGCCACTAGCGTAACAGTACAACAACCCGCTATATATAACTACCTGCCTGTAGCACTACGAGGAACTAAGAAGGGCAGGATCCACTATCTCAACTACAGCCGGAAGAATGGTTTCACTGATGGTAGTTTTATTCTTCCTAATGGCTCTCGGTGCGACTTCCTGAACTACACGCAGTCGGAGAACACGATTGAGGGGCGGGAAGCGGACATGATCTGGTGCGACGAGTTAGTTCCTCAGAGCTGGGTTGAGACACTGCGCTACCGGCTTATTACACGCCGCGGCAAGCTACTGGTGACCCAGACGCCACTGGAGGGCGTTGCCTCGGTCTACAAGGAGTACACCGCCGGCTCTGCTATCACTCGGTTCGATGATGCCGAGCTGTTGAAGGGCAAGCAGGCGCTTCCTACATGGCCTGTGGGTAAGGCGGCCAGGACAATGGTGCAGGCCCAGACCAATAGGCGGACGGTGTTCTTCTTTAGCGAGGACAACCCCTACAACCCGTTCGACGAGATGAAGCTGAAGTTGGTCACTGCACCTATGGGGCAGATCCTTACCCGGGCCTATGGGTGGGCTTCTGACAATATCGGCAAGGCCTTCGCTAGGTTCAGAGTCGACATCCACTGCATCGAGCCCGAGGCCGTGCCTCCTGGGGGGACGCTGTATATGGTGTGCGACCCTGCTGGCGCTCGGAATTGGTTCTGTATGTGGATGCTGGTGTACGAGAATGGCCGAAGGATCGTGGTGCGTGAGTTTCCTGATTATCAGAATTATGGCGAGTGGACGTTCCCGAGCGAGAAGCATGATGGCAAGGCAGGCCCTGCTCAGACACTGGATGCAGGCCGGTCAATCTCAGAGTATCGGACCATGTTTAGAACCATTGAGGCGGAGCTGGGCTATGGGGAGCCCGTGATGCGATTGATCGACCCTAAGGCCGGCGGTAGCCCTGCACTATCGGAACAAGGGGGCACCACGCTCATCGACCTACTGGCTGAGAGTGACAACCCACTGGACGAGGGGATGGCCTTCATTCCGGCTCCTGGCGTGCCTGTGGACCAGCGGACGAGCGCTATTAACAGCCTGTTGTCCTACGATGCAACGCAGGCGCTTACCCCGTTGAACGAGCCGGCGCTGTATGTGGTCAAGACCTGCAGCAACCTGATCTATGCTTTGAGCGAGCACACAGGCCGGGATGGTCAGAAAGGGGCATCCAAGGATCCTATAGATTGCATCGGTATGCTTTTGGTCTCGGGCCTTGCTTACGTGGGCCAAGGGGGTTTTGATACCCGCGGCGGCGGTGGATACTAATAGAAACGACTATGCAAGGCGATTCATACAAGGATTCAACGGATGTGATGGCAACGGTGGGCGAGGAGCCCAATGTGAGTGCGTTGACCGAGGAATTGCGGCGTGCTGCTACGGATAACGGCATTAGTACCCGCATCGAGCGTATCGAGAACACGCGTTTCTGCCGTTGGCCTGGCCAAACGCCCGACGGCAAGAAGAACAACGCCGACGGTAATGCCAACAAGCCGGCGTTTCCCTGGGATGGAGCCAGCGACACGCGCATCCCCTTGGCCGACGAGGTGGTGAATGGTTTGGTCGACCTGTGTTCGACTGCCTTCTGGCGCTCAATGCTCCGAGTTGTCCCGAGCAATGTGACCACGGTCGACCAGGCGGCTACGGCGCACAACCTGATGGACTGGGCCGTGAACTCCAAGATGTACTCGGACCTTACCCGGGAGGTGGAACTGCTGTCCCAGTACCTGTGGACCTACGGCTGGACCGGAGTGCATATCTCCTGGCAGCAGGAGATGGGTCAGAAGGAGCAGGAGCTGACCATGGACCAGGTAATGGCCTTGGCAGCGCAGTCCCCCGAGGGATCGGTCCTGGCCGACTTCCCTAACCTTATAGCCAACCCCGAGGCTGATGACCAGTCCGCGGAGTTGATGATGGCTGCTTTCCCGAATCTCAAGAAGCGCCGAGCGATTAAGGCCATTCGGGAGCTACGCGAGGAGGGCGAGTGCGACTTCCCGGTGCCTGTGATGACTCAGAACAAGCCAATGATCACTGCCTTGGCCCCCTGGGATGAGATTATATGCCCACCGGAGACCACCGACATCCAGAGTGCCCGAGTGGTGTTCCGGCGCTACTACATGACCGAGATCGAGCTCATGCAGAAGGTTGAGACCGACGACTGGGATGAGGAGTGGGCCAAGGAAGCCATCAACACGATGGGCAAGTTCTCTAACTTTGCCGACTACACATACCTCGTAGGCCTGCCAAACAATTCCTACGACGACCGCGCAAACCTCATCGAGGTGGTCTATGCGTACCAGAAGGCTGTGGATGCCGATGGTATCCCAGGCGTTTACTACACCGTGTTCTGCCCTCTGGTAGGCGACAAGTGGGGCTACTTTGAGCTGCTGGATTATGCTCATGGCCAGTACCCGTTTGTCTGCTGGCGCTCGGAGCTTATCCACCGGAAGATGACCGAAAGCCGCGGTGTGCCCGAGATCTGTTCGACCTGGCAGCAGGAGATCAAAGCCCAGCGCGACTCGGTGTTCGACTACACCAGCCTAGCCACACTGCCTCCCATCGAGGTGCCCAAGACCCGAGGTGGTAACCTGAAGATTGGGCCGGCCATCCAGATCCCGGTGCTTCGGCGCGGTGAGATTGGCTTCATGCAGCCTCCTGCCCGTGAGCCTAATGTGGCTTTTACGTTGATCAACGAGGTCATGGCGCAGACCGACAGGTACTTTGGCAGACCCACCGAAAAAGTAGCTCCTGCTGTAACCCAGATGCGCCAACAGAGGACCATCAACAACTGGCTGCATGGATGGACCGAGGCCTTCCGCCAGGTGTTCAGCCTGACCCTGCAGTACATGGGGCCCCAGGAGGTGCAACGCATCACAGGATCCCAGATCCAGATAGGCGAGGACGTTCAGGACTTTGACGTAACCTTGAAATTCGACGTGCGCGAAATGTCCAGCGACTTGGTGAGCGAGAAACTAAAGGCAATCTCGACCTTGATCCTGCCTCTGGACACCGCCGGCGTCATTGACCGGGCTAAATTAATCTCGGTCGCACTCCGGGCCATTGACCCGATGCTGGCGACCGAGCTTGTGATGCCTGCCGGGCCTGCATCGCAGAAGATGTTTGAGGATACCAACAACGAGATCGCGTTGATGAGCCTGGGCAACCCTCCCAAACTCCGGGAAACCGATCCTACGGCTGCCATGCGGCTGCAATTCTCTCAGCAGGTGCTCCAAAGCAATCCGAAGTACCAGGCGCAGGTGCAGCAAGACCCGCTTTTCCAAGCTAACCTGCAGAAATACATCGAAAACCTTCAATTCAGCGTCCAACAGCAGCAAAACGCTGTGACTGGCCGACTAGGAGTTCAACAATGAGACTTTCAGACGAGAAAATCCAAGAGGCCTTCGTTTCAGCGGGAGACGAGTCGCCGATTATGCGTGCCTTGACCCAACTGCTATCGGAGATGATTGAGTCCGAGGTGCTCAGTGCAATACAGCCTGACCTAACGGACTCAAGCCGAGCTCACAATTGTGGTAGAGCCGCTTCTTTAAAGGATTTATCGAGCTACATCGACAATTTGAGGACAGCTAATGGTTTGACGGATCAGTCCAACTAGTACCTCTTAACCACAACGGTTTCTTGGTTGACCTTAACAACCATGGCGCACAATACCCAGCTTGCAGGGTCTAAATAGCATGGATAACTCACAGAATACACAGGAAGCGATCCTGTCTAAAAACACGGCACAGGCTCCTAAAATCAATCCGCTTACCTTTGATGAGGCGGCATTGGCCAGGGTACTAGAACAAAGGTTCAGTGAGCCGGCAGAAAAACCGCAACAGCAGATCATTGAGGAAGACCCAGAGTCCGAGGCCGCGGATGCGGAATCTCAGACCGAGGAAGCGGATCCTACCGCTAACCAAGAGGAAAATCAGGACGAGTCTCCTGAGGATGTTCTTTCTGAACAGAAGACCGAAGACCAAGCCGACGAGGAACCGTCTGGCTACCGCAAGCGCATCGACAAGCTGACTCGCCAGAAGCGTGAGGCCATTGAAAAAGCCGGTGAGCTAGAGCGGGAGCTGAACGAAACCAAGTCCAAGCTGGAGAAGAGCCAAACCGATAGGCCGGTGCCGGTGGTGAATCAAGCCGATCCGTTTGCCGATGTCTGGGACGCGAAGAAACTCGATGAAGAGTGGAGCAAGGCCCGAGATCTCAAACGCTGGTGCGAGGACAACATCGACGGCTGCGAAATAGGTGACAAGGAATACAGTTCTAGCGAGATCAAGCAGATCAAGCGGCGCGTAGAAGACGCACTGGATATGCACATCCCGTCGAGAGCCCGGTTCCTGAACAACTACAAGCAGATCCAGCCTATCGCAGAGCAGATCTATCCATTCTGGAAGGATCGTAGCAGCACTCAGTACACCGAGGCGCAGGCAGTGTTGCGGCAGTTGCCACAACTCTCTGCGTTACCGGAGCACCAGGTGCTTGTTGGCGACTTCCTGGAGGGCCGTAGACTGCGTTTGGAGCGTGAATCAGCCAAGGGGAAGCCCTCGGCCAAACTACCGCTTAAAACGGCTCCTAAACAGCCTGGAAAGCCTACGTCGAGTCCCGTTAAAAAGGACAATGCGCAGGCGGAAATCGCCGCGGCTAAGTCTCGGTTCTCGAAATCAGGAGGGGAATCTGAATTGGCTCGATTACTAGAACGTATTCTCTGACCTATGCCACTACTCCAACCTAACCAAGTGGGTATCCGTGAGGAACTCGCTGACTACATTGCCATCGTCGACCAGAAGTCGACCCCGTTCGTTTCCATGGCCCCCAAGGGCAAAGACCTCGGGAACATGGTGTTCTCCTGGCAGGTCGACAACTATGCCACGCCAGCGCCTGGCGGCATTGTTGACGGCACTGATGTGACCTACACTGCTGGTAGTCCTGGTAGCCCGGTTAACCCGGTTCCTAACCGTACCCGCCTGAGCAACAATGCCCAGGTGTTCCGTAACGATCTGCGTATCGGCTTCATTGCCAACACCTCCAACGTCGCTGGCGTTGGTAACGGCGGTGAAATCGCTAACGGCATCAGCAAGCGCCTCATTGAGCTGAAGCGCAAAATGGAAAGCACTTTCCTGTGCACAAATCAGGCAATTAAAAACGATGATGGAACAAATGCGTATCTGACTAGCTCGTTGGGTCAGTGGATTAAAACCACTAATTCGACTGGCACTGGTGCCCCCACCTCTTCGTTTGCGCCAGCATCCGGTGCCCGTTCTACCACGGCCACTTCTTTGTTTACTGAAGCCACTGTTCAGAATGTTCTTACGGCGATTTACTCAGCCACTGGAACTTTCCGCGATTACGATTGTTTCTTGGGAGCCAATCTCAAGCGTGCGTTTACCAATCTGACGGCCAGCACCACTGCCGTTACGCTTAACTCTAACGCAATCGCCGCAACCGCTGTTCGCACCTTTAACCAAGAACTCGGATCTGACACTTTCAAGGCGTCAATCGATATTTTCGAAGGCGACTTCGGTCGGCTTGTATTACACCCCGACGTATGGGTAAATGCTTTGAATGCTGGAGCATTTGACTACAGCGCTACGGATGGCGGTGCCATCAAAGGCTACGTGGTCCCGATGGACATGGTTGAGATCCGTTACGCCAAGCTGCCTGAGGTCACTGTGCTGCCCAACAACGGTGGCGGTGAGGGCCGTTTGATTCAGGCCATTGCTGGTCTGTGTGTTAAGAATCCGAACGGCATGGGTATGTTCGATCCGACAACCTAATCTTTAGTTGCAAATTAGGGGAGGCTACTGGAAAATTCCGGGGGCCTCCCTTCTTTTTTGAATCATGTCCAATCCCAACTCCATCTCGACCTTCATCGCAAATGCCCTGGACGATCTCCCAGGCGACCTACGCAACCAGGTGGTCAATGAGTTCAAGTCCGGCTACCGCAAAGAGTGGGTCAATGCTGGCATCCAGCAGCAGAAGATAGCCAAGCAGACCTCCATCAATGACTTCAGGTCTGTCGATGGCATCGGTCGACTCCGAATGCGTGTCGACCCCACACTGTACCATTACTGGGGCCACAAGCTGGGGTACGGATGCTGGAAGGATTCACAGTTCCTGCGAGAGGTCGAGCGCGACAATCCCGAGGTGCGTGTGAAATCGGGAGGTACTCGCTTGCAAGTTGGTTTCGAAGGAGCCAAAAGAAGCAGTCAGAAATTTCCATTATGAATGTTGGATCTAATCGTCAGCTCGCCGGCGAATACGGTGGCCGGTACATCTCCAGTGCATCCGGCACTGTGACCGGTAACTTCCAGTCACTGCACGCGCTGGAGATCACCATCCTCGGCGCTACCGTGTCCAACATCACCAACTTCCCCGCCGGCGTGACGCTACAGGCTGGCGATGAGATCGCTGGTGTGTGGACCTCGGTCACGATTTCAAGCGGCTCTGTGATAGCCTACAACCGCAAGTACGGCTGATAATGGCACGCCTTGGACTAGGACTAGGACTTGGAGGTCATCATCGCCTTGGCGCTGGTGGCGTTCCGCCTGATCCTCCCATCGAACGGCGCGACATCCTTTGCGAGAACGGCGACTACCTTGTGCAAGAAGACGGCGGTCACCTGGTCATCACTTTCGGAACATTCGATTCTCTCCTGGCTGAAAGCGGTGAGTTTTTAGTGCAGGAGGATCTCGGTAAACTAGTCCTAGCAATTTACTAATATGGCAGACCTTAAGATTTCACAACTTGGTTCAATAATCACCGTTGTCCCGGCAACCGATGTGTTGCCCGTGGTTCAAGGTGGAACAACGTATAAAGTCACACCTAACCAGCTCCTTGGAGCCGGCGGCACCGCCACCCTCGCCTCCGCCACCATCACCGGCGATCTGACGGTGGA